GGCACACTTACTAATGAATTAGGTGATCTAAATACTTTTTTACAGTCAAATGAAGATCAATTAGAAGAAATTGCCGCAACACTTGGTCAAACTTTGGCACAGTCAGCTATAGTTGCAGGTAATTCTATAATTATTTTAAAAGATGCTTTTGGTGAACTTTTAGAAATACAACTCAAAGTAAATGATATTCTTAATAAATTTAACACAAATATTTTTAATCTTTTAACAGGAACAAGTGGTCTTAGAGCATTAGGAGATGAATTGGAGGAAGATGATATTTCTTTAAAAAAAGTATCTGTTTCAACAGACCATTTATCTCATAATTTTAAAGAAGCTACAAAATCTATTGAAGAAAATAATGTTGCATTAACAAAAAATCAACAATTAGCAGCAGACCTTGAGCAATTCCAAATTAGAAATAACAAAATATTTGAAACTATAAACAATGCAGAATTAGAAAGAATGAGAGAACTTGATGAAGCTGTTGAAAGAAACTTTAGAAGGCAAGAGGCAATAAATAAAAGAAAAGTAGCTTTAGAAAAACAAGCACAAAAGGAAATAGTTTCTGTGACTGATAGTGCTTTAAGAGATTTAGCAGGTTTAAATAGAAATGCATTTAGGGTTTATCAAGCATTTCAAATTGCACAAGCAATAATAAATGCCCATTCAGCGGCTTCTAGAGCATTAGCAACATATCCATTCCCTGTTAATATTGGGATTGCAGGTTTAAATTATGCGGCAGGTGCAGCGAGGGTTGCTGCAATTAGATCAACACCACCACCAAGACAAGCAGGTGGTAGGGTAAATGAAGGACAACCATACATGGTAGGAGAAGCAGGAAGAGAGATGTTTGTTCCCCAACAATCTGGAACTATTGTACCCAATAATCAACTTACAGGAACAAATGTAAATATTACTATTATGGCAAATGATACTGAAGGATTTGATGATTTATTACAAAAGAGAAGATCAACAGTTGTAAATATAATTAATGATGCTTTGAATAGTCAAGGTAGGGAGGCAATAATTTAATGAGTGGAACATACCCAACATCACCAGAGTTTAGGTCTATTAATTTTTCATCAGAGCAAAAAACAAAAACATCAACAACTGATAGTGGTAAAATGTTTTCTACACAAGTTGATGGTCAAAGATTTAAATTCTCAGCAACATATCCACCAATGAGTAGATCAGATTTTGCACCTGTTCTTGCTTTCATAATGAAACAAAGATCACAAAAAGAAACATTCCAAATAGCTTTACCAGATTTGAAAAATGCAAAAGGTGATGTATCTGGATCAGTATTAGTAAAAACTTCTCATACAGCAGGTGACACTACAATTACTGTAGATGCCATGACAGGAACATTAAAGGCAGGTGATCTTGTTAAGTTTGCAGGTGATACAAAAGTTTACATGGTGGTTGCAGATGTGACAGCAGATGGAAGTAATGAAGCTACGCTTACTATTGAGCCACCTTTAAGATCAGCAATATCAGATAATGCCGCTGTGACTTATGACGGAGTGGAGTTTACAGTTAGACTAACAAATGATTTGCAACAATTTTCAACAGACGATCTTGATACATTTAAGTTTGAAGTAGATTTTATTGAGGCTCTATAATGCCAAGAGGTCTTTCAAGTAGTATAACAACTGAACTACAAAACCAAAATATAAAACCTATTGTATTAGTTGAGATACTTTTTCCAACACCTCAAAGAATAACTAATCATTACAAAGACATAACATTTAATTCAAACACTTATACAGCTAGTGGACATTTACTTTCTATTACAACAAAAGCAGAAAACTCAGAAGTAGATACAAGCCAATTTCAAGTAGAACTATCTGGAATTGATAACTCATTTATTGCTATAGTTTTAAATAATGTAGTCAGTAATGATAATGTAAATATAGATATAGCTTTTCTAAATAGTTCAGATGCAATCATAGACAGCTTTACCTATGATAAAGGTTTTTTGGATAGTTTTAATATAGATACAAATAAAGGAATACTTCTTTTAAATTGTTCCTCACATTTTGCAGACTTTTCAAGAGTGCAAGGTAGAAAGACAAACAATGGATCACAGCAGAGATTTTTTACAGGAGATGTAGGTTTCGAATTTGCCGCTTTAACACTTGATGATTTAAAATGGGGTAGAGCATAATGGGTTTCTTTAATGACGTATTTAAAGGAATTGAAAAAATATTTACCAAAGTTATTTCATGGTTCATACCAATTCCAGATATTCCAGACTTATCAAACTTTAATCAAGAAGAACAAAAAGGAATACTTGTCAATAAACAATCAAATGACGCTAATATTCCTGTCGTATATGGAACAAGACTTTTAGGTGGTACAAGAGTTTTTTTAGAAACATCTGGAACTGATAATCAATATTTATATGGTGCTATAGTTTTATGTGAAGGAGAGGTCAATAATATCACAGAAATAAGAGTTGATGATAGTGCAGTCACATTTGCATCAAGTATTTCCAATGGTACGACCATTACATCTAATGACACAAGGTTTGGAACTACCATACAAGTTCAACCCTTTTTTGGTGCTGACGATCAAGTTGCAAGTTCTTTGCTTACCACCTTATCTAATTGGGGATCAAATCACAGACTGCGAGGTGTTTGTTATTTAGCATTTAGAATTACTTGGGATAATGATAAATATTCTGGAATACCAAAAATACAAGCAAAGGTAGAGGGTAGAAAAATATCTACATTTGATGGTAGCGATAATGAAACAACAGGACAATTTTCAAGCAACCCTGCATTTATACTAATTGATTATTTAAGAAATACTACTTTTGGAAAAGGTGTAGCATTATCTTCTATTGATATTCCATCATTTTTTACAGCTTCACAAGTATGTGATGCAACTGTGACTTACTTCGGATCAACAACAGGAAAACTCATTGAGTGTAATGCAGTCTTAGATAGTAAAGCAAAAGTTATTGACAATGTAAGAAAACTTCTTACAGGAATGAGAGGACTACTTAGCTATTCACAAGGTAAATATAAACTTGTAGTAGAAACAACAGGATCAAGTCAATTAACACTTTCTAAAGATAATACAATTGGTGGTATCAAAGTTTCATCAGAAAAGAAAAATAACAAATTTAATAGAATGTTGATTGATTACACATCACCAGATCATGGCTTTCAAAGTGATACAGTTGTTTATGACACAAATCATTCTTCACTTTTAACTGAAGATAATAACCTATTACAAGAGGGAAGATTATCTTTACCTACAATCACAAATATTCATCAAGCAAAAGAAATGGGTAGAGTTGCATTACTAAGATCAAGAAACAGTTTATCAGTTTCTTTAAGAGCAAACTATCAAGCACTTAATTTAATTGTTGGAGATATTGTATCTGTCACCGAAGAAGTGACAGGAATGAGTACAAAAAAATTTAGAATTATGAATATGGCTATCAATAATGATTACACAGTAGATTTAGGTTTGGTAGAGTATCAAGATAGTTTTTACACCTTTGAGGCGCAGTCAGCACCTGCAACTATACCAGATACTAATTTACCCAACCCATTTACAGTACAAGCACCTGCATCAATTACATTATCAGATGAGTTGATTGAATATTCAGAAGGTATTGTAATTACAAGATTGAACATAGTCATTGGTGCATCTACAGATAATTTTGTTCAATATTATGTTGTAGAAGCTAAAAAAAGCACAGAAACAAATTTTAAAATAATTGGACAAGGCACAGAACTTAATTATGAGATGTTAAATGTTGTTGATGATATTACTTATGAAGTAAGAGCAAAAGCAATCAATACTCTTGGCATATCGTCATCTACAATCACAGCTAGTAGAAAAATTGTTGGTGCAACAGAGCCACCGAGTGATGTTCAAAACTTTTCTGTGAATATGCTTGGTAGTTCTCAAATGCAGTTGAATTGGGACGCTAACACAGATTTAGATATTTCATTCTATGAGATTAGATATCAAAATGTAACATCAAATGCTCAATGGAATAAATCAGTAAATTGGCTTCAAGTACCTAGAACATCTGGTACATCAATCACAACTAATACAAGAAGTGGTGCTTTTTGTATCAAAGCCGTAGATAAATTAGGTAATGAAAGCAATAATGAAACAATAATATATTCTAATATTGCACAGATAACTGAAAACTTTAAAGATATTCAAACCCTTACAGAAGATATCACAGCAGGAACATATGATAGTGATTTAGCTTTGACAGATAGCAGTGGCACTAATTCCATAGTTTTAGATACTAAAAATGATTTTGATGATTTGACAGGGAACTTTGATAGTGCATCTGGTGATTTTGATCTGGGTGGTGCAGATGATAATATTGATGATGAGGGTTTTTATACACTAGCACAAACACTTTCCTTATCAGCTATCTATGATGTTTCATTCATAAAAAGTATTACTATCGACCAAATAGAAGATCCATACGATTTATTTGATGATGGTAGAGGTGCGAGTTTATTTGATGATGCACCTGCACCTTTTGATGGTAATGATCCTACAAACGCTACTGCTCAATTACAAATAGCTACTTCAACATCATCACTTGATAATGCTACAACATTTCAACCAATGAACACATCTACAACCTTTAAAGGAAGATATTTTAAATTTAGACTTAGACTTGCTAATAAGAACAACAAGACTAGAGCGTTTGTATCTGGTATCTCTATTGATGTAAAAATGCAAAAGAGAACAGAAACAGGAGAAGATCAAGCTAGTGGCACAAGCACCAAGACTATTACATTTACTAATCCGTTCTTTGCAGTACCAAGTATTGGCATAGCCGCTCAGAATATGGCAACAGGAGATTTTTTTTCTATCAGTAATAAAGCTATAAGTGGTTTTGATATTGTATTTAAAAATTCAAGTGGTACTAATATAGACAGAACTTTTGACTTTGTCGCTATAGGTCATGGGTTGAAAAGTTCATCATAATGAGGTAAAGAATTAAATATGAGTCAAGTATCAGATGTTAGCATTGCCAACCAAGGATTTTCAGCATTTAGAACAGAATTAAATAATATTTTAGGTGCATTAAACTCAATGCACTCTGGAACATCAAGACCATCCTCAGCAACCACAGGTACTATTTGGCTAGATACAACCAATTCTGGATCTAATTCATTAGAGATAAAATTTTTTGATGGCTCAGATGATATTACATTTGCAACAGTAAATACTTCAGCAAATACAATAAACTTCACAGATAGCACAGTATCGTTTGATATTGTGAATGATACATCACCCCAATTAGGTGCAGATTTAGATACAAATTCTTTTAATTTAAAAATAGATGATGCTCATGGTATTTTTGATGATGATAACAATGAACAATTAATATTTCAAAAAACAGCAAGTGCTGTGAATTTTGCAGAACTTACTAATTCAGCAACAGGAAATGATGTTGGATTAGC